CATCCATCAGGTCTTCGTCCATGCCGGCTGGCAATTGGTACAAAGCCTTGTCAATATTTGTGGCCATCATTCATCCTTAGTAGTAAACGCGCTTGCGCGGCAAGCCCATAGGCTCATCTTCCTCGTCCGACCCAAGCCGCAAGAATCCACCCTGCCTAAACCGCATCAAAGCCTGCACGCCGGAGTCAACCAAGTCATCGTGTTCCGCGTTCGGGAACCTGGCAAACTCCTCAATCACGTCTTGTGCCCACCGGGTGTCGGGTGCCCACACTTTACCGGAAGAAAATAGGTCTGTAACGCTGTTCAAACGCACGAATTTGTCGTTCCCACGCGTAGGTGTGAAGTCCTGAACCATGACTCCCATCCTTCTGAGCTCAAATATCAGTGGAGCGCCGGCAGCCTTGGCTTCAATAATGCAGGCATCAGGCTCCCACTCGTCGTACATCTCTTTTGCCTTGGCTTTCAGGTCAGGAAACTCGACTTTTCCCTTCCAAGCGTCCAGCAAAATGATGTTCACGTCGTTTTCGTCCTCGTCTTTATGGAAAACTCCCCATGTAGTGCAGGCCGAATAGTCACTCCGCTGGTTTTTTGTGTACGCAGTGTCCCAAGATTGGATGATGAACTCGCACGGAGGGGCTCGATCGCCCTCATAAACCCGCCACCAGTCCCGTTTTACCAGTGCGCCCTCTTCTCCGGTGGGCTGTTGCTGGTACTGGGCGTTCCATTTGTACGGCGGGAGCTCTTCTTTCAGGGCTAACAGCTCGTCCAGCGCCCAAAACTCAGGCCAGAGGCTGTTCCCGGATGGCAATATTGCCGGTAATTCGATGACTTCCCACTCTGTTGAGTCTGATTTCAGTACTCTGCCGGTCAGATCTTTGTCCGACCAGCGGGTCATCACGATGATAATCGCGCCTCCCGGCTGCAAACGCTGACGCGGGCCGGATGTGTACCACTCATATACAGAGTCAAATACCGTGGGATCGGCTTGTGCCTGACGGGCTTCTTGTTCTGAGTGGGGATCGTCAATAATAAGGAGGTCAGCGCCTTTACCAGTAACTGTGCCACCAACACCAATAGCAAAATAGTCGCCGCCGTGGCTAGTATTCCACCGGCCTGCCGCCTTCGAGTCTGCCCGAAGCCCCACCCCCGGAAAAATCTTCGCATACTGATCACTGTCCACAAGGTTCCTGACCTTACGACCAAAGCCAACCGCCAGTTCTGCCGTATTCGATGTCTGGATAACCTTCTTGCCGGGATGATTCCCCAAGAACCACGCCGGCAAAAGGTATGACGCGAACTCTGATTTCGTATGCCGGGGAGGCATATTAATGATCAGGCGCTTCAACTTCCCTTGCGCTATCTCCTCAAACTTCTTGGCCATCAAGGCATGATGTCGGCCATGAATAAACCCCGGCCACATCTCCTTCACGAACGACATGAATGACTTCTGAGCCTTCTCGCGCGTGACGGCATCCTTGTACTGGCTTACCTGCTCCAGTAGCTTTTCCTGTTCTGCCGGCAGAAGCTTGGCTATCAGTTCACTCAAGTCCATCAATACGCCGCCTTGTCATCGTGGGCATAAACTTCCATCGTGTAATCCCGCCAGTCCGCCCGCAGCTTCTGCTCAACAGGCTTATCCAGCCGCCGCTGAATTTTGGCCAGCACAGGATATATAGACACCGGCCTGTAATACCGACGGCCAGACTTCTGCTCCTTGTACACCTGATACAAAAGAGAGAAAGCCTCCAGCAACAATTCCTCGTCCCGACTCATTCCAGTGTCCTAAAGTTGATATACACAGGCCGTACACTTCTACTCCCGCCCGTCACTTTCTTCAATACCCCCAACTTCACCAGCCGCTTGATAATCTCGTGCGTGTTCCCCATCCCACCCTTCCCTCGTATCTCACAGATATCCCGGATCGAAGGCCCAAACCCCCACTTCCTCCACCACTCATCAACTATCAAAAACACCTCTTTCTGCGCCGGCGTCATATCCAACCCCTCACACTCCTCATACGTCATATCCCGACGTCGAGCCTTCATCTCATGATTAATTTCTATACTTGGCACAATAGTTGCTTGTGTAAACGTTTACAGACTCAAAATGACAACATCTCATTTTTCGCCAAAAATATCCCCCCCACCCTCTGGCGTTTCCGGAGGTGACGGGGGGTGTTCCTGTGTGGAGCTGTTGGATTCAGGGTCGGAATTTTCTTGGGAGGCTTTGAGTTTTTCTTCTGACTGTTCGAGTGGAATAGTATGCACATGCGAGTCGGAGTCCCATTCCTGATCTTGGGGTGTACCGGTAGGGTGGGTATCCGCCGCGCCCGAATCATCGCCGGCTATTTCTGCCAGCAGCGAATCAGCGTCCACTGTTTCAACATCGCCAGTGTTCAGCATCAGCGTTTTCAATTGCTGCATGATCTGATCTTTTATCTCGCCACTATCCTGCACGTGCTCGATGCGCTTTGTCTCGCGGAATGCGTCAACGCCGACAACTGTGCCGAGAACCTTCACCGCTGCGACTCGAGTGGCATCCTTTGCTGTCTCGCTTGTGGCAACTTCGGTTAGGGTTGAGATGACAAGTGAGCGCAAAGCTTCTGCAGAATGCCACGCACTCAACTCTTTAGCCCGCTCTAGTGCATCGATGGTTGCGGCTACCTTGCGGGAGTTGGCTAGTCTGCTAGCTTCTGGGTTGACTGTAGCTGGCTTTCCTTTGGTGTCATAAGCTGCTCTGTAAGCATCCGATGCGGTCATCTCATCCAGAACGATCGCTTCTGCGAACTTCCTTTGCTTTGGTGTGAGGCTGTTCTTTGGAATTCTCAGCACCGGAGCTATTCCCTTTCCTTGTATAGCTTCCCTTAGCTGTTTTCTTGTTGGTTTGTCCATGATGGGCTGATGCTCGCTCGCGCTCGCTTGCCAGCGACCAGGCAACGCACCCGATCGCCCGCGATCAATGCCCGCACGATACCGGAACAAATACAGAAAATCAATCAATCCTGGCAACCTAGTAGATAAATACAATCAAAACCTATTGCATTGATACTTGCAAACCTATTGCAATCTGCTAGTCTTATGTCCATGCGATGCACTCTGTATCGCCTTACCTGGGAGATTCACATGTATCAGGAACTCATTCACGAAGAAGAAGCCGAAGGATTCACCATCCGTTTTTATGCACTGCCGGAAGATTCGCACCCGCGCGATTCATTTGACGATACCTGCCACGATATCGCCGAGATTTGCCGCAAGATCGACACCGGCCATTATGTATGGTTCACCGCCAAAGTTACCGCCAGCAAAACCGACATTGAACTTGCAGCCGATTACCTCGGAGCTTGTCTCTACGAATCCTGCGCGCAATTTGTGCGCGATAACGACTACTACGCAGACATGAAAGACCGCGTTATCGAAGAAGCAAAACAAACGATTCATATTCTTGCGGAGGTTTGACCATGCAATTTTTTGAACTTTCCCACGATGAACGCTTCGCCATATATGACCAAATCGACGCTCTGGGCTGCGCTACGCATGGCTGCGGCAGTTCTGGCCAGCTATCTGTCGCAGTTGCCAAAGGCCAATTTGCCGCCCTTGTAAACGCTTTACACCGGCTGAAAATGCGGCACGTTGATCTGTACACCTTCCCGCTAGGCACTGACAAGCCGCCCGCCGAGCTTCGCCATGAAAGCCACGGCCAACCCGACTCTTGCTGGCTTATCGCAACCTTCAAACCGGAAACCGAATCATGCGCCTGATACATGCCGCCCTAACCGCAGCTTGCCTACTATTAACCGGCGTTTGCCTTGCCGCTTGGACGCTCGGCCATATAGACAACGCCAGCGGACTGTTTACCACTGGCGCAAGCTTGTTTTGCGCCGCACTTGCCCGCACTCAACCGGAGATCGACTGATGAAAACCTACCGCGATTACAACCAGATACCGCAAACCGCTGCTTATATTGGCGGCACTTATCCGGACGGAACCATCGACATGGCAACCGTTGACGCTATTGAAGATGCGCTTGCACCGGTTTGCCTGATCGAGTCGGACGGCAGCCGCCATTACTTTGAAACCGCTATTGAACTTAACTAAAAGGAGTAAATCATGTCAAATTCAAAATATAACGGCTGGACTAATTATGCAACTTGGCGCGTCAACCTCGAAATGTTTGATGGTAGCGAGGAATATTGGACAGCAGGAACCGCTCGGGAATTTGTCGAGGAAATCATTGAAAGCACTACCTCTGAAGGCGTTGCACGAGATTACGCGCTTGCTTTTTTATCTGACGTCAATTGGCACGAAATTGCAGAACATTATCAGGAAGATAACGACGAGGAGGCTGAGGCATGAAAATCACTATCCGCGCCGATAAAAACTACGGCATCAATACTTTTTACCCTGCCTGCGACCGTTCGAAGATATTCGCCCGCCTAGCAGGTACGAAAACCCTCACCGCACACGCCCTGCGAGATATAACCGCGCTTGGCTATGAAATCGAGATCGAGCAAACAATGCCGCGCATGTTCGCACACCTTACCGCATAGGAGATCAAACCGATGAAACCTAATTCAGATGCAATTCAGATGCTATACCCGCCCACGCCAGAAAACATCTGGCTTGCCGATTGTTTCGACGAAACTTGCACTATCGGCTCAGGCGATTATGCCCTGGCCGCCGGTATACCGATTGAAATAGGCCGACTATTCGCCGCCGCGCCCGACCTGCTCGACCTGCTTTGTATTGCCCTCCCGTATATCGAGGAGGCCGAGCAAGACCCCTGCAATAAACCCGAGGCCGTTCGCGCCCTTACCCGCAAAATCCGCGCTGCTATCGAACGCGCCAGCTAACAGGAGATCAGACCGATGAACTACACACGAATTTTTCACCGCTTTTTTGACATTCCCTGCCGCGAGTGCCGCGAAGTAAAGGTTCTGTTTTGGCGCGCGCGCTGCGGATTTTGTGACGCTGGCGAAGGCCAAGTTAATTAACAGGAGATCAGACCGATGAACGCCTCCAATTACTACTGCCTGGCCGATGATGGCCGCATCTGGATACTCGGCAATCACGGCGATATTGAGGCCGCAGACGATACCGCCGCCAGCATGGGGCTGAATGCCGTTTGGATTATTGACGAGCAAACCGCAGACCAATGGCGCGCTGTACTGGCCGCCGCTTAACAGGCGATCAGACGGTAAACGCTTGATTTGTTGTCAATGATGTAAGGTGGTAATAATTCCATCTTGCAATTTTAATAATGGGAGAGTGAAATGGGACTTGATATGTATTTGACCGCAGAAAAATATCTTTGGTCTGGCAGCGATGACAAGCTGGCCGAGCAAATAGGTGCGCTCGTAGATACTTGGCACAAAATAAAAGCCGTACGCGCATGCGCCGCTTACTGGCGCAAAGCAAACGCGATACACGGTTGGTTTGTTGACAACGCACAAAACGGTGACGATGACTGCCAAGAGTATTACGTCGATCTGGACGATATAAAAACCCTGCTGGAACTCTGCGAACAGGTGAGGGCTGACAAAGGCAAGGCTAAAGAACTCTTGCCGCCCTGTAACGGATTCTTTTTTGGCTCAGACCAGATCGACGATGATTACTGGCAAGACATCGACGACACCATCAAACAATTGACAGATGTAGTGGCTGATTTTGGGGATGGCTGGTCGTTTTGTTATCAAGCAAGCTGGTAACATCAGCTTATGAATAGCCAAATGATGTTCACCCTGTACCTGATCGAGGACGAACTCGGTCGGGTCAGGGTTGTCTCCGATTACAGCGGGCAGGGCGATCGATGCCTGTCGATGGGCGTAGAAATAATGCAAATGCTGGCAGCCGTTCAGCCGTTCTCAGACGGTGGCCTATCGCTGGTGATGCCTGCCCGCACCGATGTCGAGCATTGACTGGGTCAGGCTTTGACTGAACGCGAACAGTCCGAGCCGTTTCATCGCATCATTCGCGTCCTCGCCTTCACGATCAGACATCCAGACCGGCCAGCCTATCTCAGCCGCAGCCTGTTGTCCCGTCCCGCTTTTGTCATTGTCAGCAATGACTAGCCCAGGTTCTAGGCCAGCGGCCACCTTGACCATGTTACTAGCCGAGAAGCAAACGTGAATTGTGTACCGCCGCTTCATCTGCTTCATGGCCGCACGAACCGACAGCGCGGTCGCGTATCCCTCGCAGACGATATTTATTCCCTTATTGTCAAAGCTGAAGGTCGCACCGGCTGTTCTTTGGCCGTAGAGAAATCGCTTATCGCCCTCTGGCCATATCTGCTGAATGCCGACGAGGGACTTGCCGCACCGCATCGGGATCAGAAGGACAGGCTTGCCCTCGATCATCAGGACGTTGCCGGTTTCATCTGGAAACCCTTTACGCTCAAGATATGGGTGAGTCGCATATCCAGACTCATTGAGCATGGCCACTGCTTTACTCACCGCTTGTGTAGCCAGCCTCTTGCGGGCTTGCTCGGCCTTCGCTTGACTGATGATGATGGCCTTCATGTCAGGCTGTTGACCGTTGATTGAGTCAGGCTTCCACAATGCCGTGACCGTGGACAGTGCATGGTTTTGTACGAATCCATGAGTCCCCATGTACTTGACGCTGCCGTTCTTTTTCTTCGGGTGATCCTCCGTCCGGTATCTTTTCCATACGCCCACCGGCGGCAGTTCATGAATGATGATGCCGTGGCTGCGGGCAA